TGGTCAAAAGTTGCGCACCTTATAGCTATCCACCTTGATTGTTTTGTACACCCCTCTGTTAAATTAATTTTTATACCAATTTATTATTCCTTTACTTTTAGTAATTCCCAGCTTACTATTTAACTGTCTTTGTTCTTTAGTGTTTAAATATGTTTTAGACACTGGCTGTTGCCAATCAACATTATAATATAAAACCCTATCATGCTCAATTAAATTATTACTAAACTTAACTGCCAGATCTTGTAATGTATTATCAATAACATAATCAGTTACTGGTTTCCATGCCAAACATAATTCATCTGTCATATCATTCATAGCTAATTTAAATGCATCTTTTAATTTTAAGTTTTTACAATTCATATATCTAGCATTAAGATTAAACATAAACCATATAGCACCACATGAATAGCTATTAACCACTTCCAGTTGTCTGGATCTTGTTTTAAGAATTTTTTATACATATTAAACATATCTAAGTTTTTAAATTATTTAATAATTTCATTTACAAAATAACGATACCAATGATCTGGATTGCTTAATTGCATTTTAACATCTTTTATTTGTTGACTATATTCTTTTATGTTTTTGTTAATAGACATAACTGCTAATTGTCTTTTAAGATTATTAACATATCTATTCATTTTAGAATTTTTAGTTTCGTTCTGTGTAATTATTAATTTCATACACCAAAGATAAAAGAATTTTTTTAATTACAAAATATTTTTTGCATTTATTTTATATTTATTTCAATTTACCCCATAAAAAAAGGGGTAATAAATACCCCTTTAATTATAATAAAGAATATTATTATGGAGTTTCTAAAGCTGCTTTTGCAGTTGAGAATGATCCATTTACGAAAGCATTTGGCAAGTAGTTTGTTAGAGCAATTCTCTCGCTTACTCTTACAGTTACAAAACCATCTCTTACGTTTGTTCCATCTTCTCTAAAGAATTCAACATTTACATTATCTCTAATCCAAAGTTGAGTTCCAACATTAAAGTTTCCACATAAAAACGATCCAGCAGATAATGCATTGTTAATTATAACTGGCACACCCATAAAGTTAGGTTGTAATCCAGAATACACTTGATCTTTTAGATAGTTGTTTTGGCTATCTTTTAATAATAAGATTTTATGAAAATCTGTTGGGTTTAACATTATGTAACTAGCTTGGTAGTTAGATAGTGCTAATTGATTTAAAGATGCAACTAAAACATCAAATTCATTTGCTGATTCAACTGACTGGTAAAAAGCACCACCAGATGAAACATCAAAGTCAGCAGCATCAGTTATAATACCACTTAAATTTGGAGCAGATCCATTACCAGATAAAATTTGAGCATCCTCAACATTTAATAATTTCTCTGGCGCTCTAGCTGAAATATAGCTAGTAAGCTGTGGAGTATCTGCTAACATTTCCTCAGAAATTCTAAAGTATGTTCCAATTTTTCTAACATTGCTATCAGATGCAGTCATATCAAAATCAGATTGAGCTAATGTTGCTCCCTCTGCTGCTGTTGCAGCACCATTTGAATATCCAGATTCTTTTACAAATCTAATCACATCAGAGCTAGTTGAACCTTGTGGGATTAATTGTCTAACGTGAACTGGTCGTGTTGGATCATATTTATATCCAGCAACTCTATCAGCTGGTATAACTTCACCAGTAAAGTCAGCAGCAACAGTCATGTCCGCTTTTACTTCAAATTGTGCAGATCTTGAGTTACCTTTTACAAGGTTTTCAATAGCACCATCATTAATTGACTTCATTAAGCCACCTTTGAAAGTTAGATTTTCATTAGATTTTGCTTCAAAATGTTTTTTGTTAGCAACTTCCATTTGATCTAATCTCTCATTAAATTTGTTAGCAAGGTTTGAAATTTCGCCTTTCAGCATTTCATCTGCCTTACCATTAGCACTTTCTAGTGCTTGTCCATGAGCTTTTTCCAATTTAGCATCTATAAGATCGCCAATCTGGTCAAGCTGTTTTTTTACGTTTTCTTCCATTTTAGTAAAGATTATTTTAAATTATTTAACAAGTATTTATAAATATCAACCTCTTGCTTAACTTCGACTGGCTCAGTAGTTTCAACAACTGGCTGAGTAGCATTAATGAAATATGTTTTAAGTTTGATTATTTCGGATTCTAAAGCATATCCCATATCATCTGAGATATTGCCCTTTCTAAGTAGTTTACAAATATTATCATATCTTTTGTAAACGTGATCAATATTAGACATTCCTTTAACATCTAAAATCTTAGCTTGATCATTTGCTGCTAAAGTAACAGCACTAATTTCATATAGTTTCACTTCTTTTATTTCTCTGTAATCACCTTTTTGTTCTTTTACTATTGGCATAATTCCAACAGAGTTTTCAGTAATTACTCCAGCTTTCATTAATTCAATAACATCAGTACCTAGTTGAGTTTTAGGAACTTTTGCCACAAATACTAAACCTTTCTCATCTTCATAAAGCTCATCCATTTTTCCAATAGGTTGCATCATATCGTGTTGATATAAATACTTAACCCTAGAGCCATTTTCTTGAATTGTTTTTTGATATGCTCCTTTTCTTATAATATCTTGGTCGCTGTCTTTATTATCAAAGTATGAGCCATAACCTTTTACTATGCCATTCTTCTCATCAAAATCAGCAATTATATCACCTAGTGGAGCCGCCTTATAAATAAATTCCATATATGTATTTTTTGTAAAATTACTAAATTAATTTTTAATCCTTTGTTAGCTCATTGATTGCTAAGCCAACTCCTATGTTAAATAGTAACCCACTTGATGAGTTAGGTTGGTTGGTTTGATCTGGGTAATAAATAGCTGAGCATCTACAATTAACTACATTCAAAGCAGATCCCTCACCTGGTCGCATAATAGCTTCACCACCAACTATAAAAGAATCTTGATTTTTTACCTTTTGCCCATTAGCTTGTGCGTGCCAATCTCTCTCTCTGCCATCTAATGATGTGGACCATTCTTTAATTAAGTTTTCACCAGGAAAAACAGTTAAGGCACTTTGCTCAACTCCATAATTTGCAGCTCTAGTAGTTTCAGTTCTAACTAATCTTTGAGCTTGATACCTTGAATATCTTTTAAATTGTTTTTTTAGTATTCTAGCTTTTGCATCATAACCTAACCCCATAAACTCTGGATCAGAAAACAATCTTTGTGTTATTTTAATTAATGTCTTTTTAGCTGTGCCACTTACTAGAACTACATTAGTGGCCGCTACTTGTTTAGCATATAAACCGAATGATGCTTGCCATTGAGTTACATAATCTTTACTAGACACACCTTTTTTAATTAATTTGTCAAAAGTTCTTGCATACCATTTAGCAAAATGCATTGATGTATCTTGATACAACTCATTGTATAGGTTATTAAAAAAATCTACTGTAAATAAATATTGGTAATTAGTACTGCCAGAGTTTAAAAGATTATCAACTCCTTTGTTGTATTCTTTTTGGTAATATCTTGTAAATCTTGAGATATTACGTTTTTCAGTAATTCGCCTTTGGTTTTCAAAAGCATCTCGCCACTTAGCATTGCTCATTTTTATTTATCGGATTTATAAGTTGCAACCTTTGGTGAAAAATCTTTTGGTTTTGCATCTTTTTTAATCTTAGCTTTTATAACACTATTTTTTTCAGCACTATCTTCCACAGCTATTGGTTGCGGATCTTCAATGTCAATATCATTGCCAGATGCTGGAATTAAATTAGCTGGTATATAATACTCATTTAATATTTCATTTTCCTCATCAGTTCCAAAACTCATAGCTGATCTCTTTTCATTTGGAGTTAGCCACCATGCCTTAGACATTTGATCAACAACCTTGTCAGTTTCCTCTTGTAATTCTGGTATAACACTATAATCAAATTCAATACAAAGTTTATCACCATATTTAGGTGCTAACCATCTATTAAGCTCATCAGCAATTTTATTAAGCTCTGGAATAACACAATTTTGATATAATGCTTTTTTAGCTTCTTTTACGTTATTAAACGTTGAGCTTTCTGTATTGTTAAGTAAAGTAACTGGCACATTATAGATATTACATAAATCTTTAATTGATGCGTTGTATTGTTCAATTAAACTAAGATCACTAGCATTTAATCCAAAGTTAACCCAAGATAATTTCTTTGGAGTTATAATAACATCACCAGCATTATCAGAACCCTGAAAGTTTTTCCTAAATTTATCTTTTAATTGTTGAGCTTGCATCTCATTTAAATCACCCTCATCACTCATTAAAACACCTCTAGCAGTTTGATTTTGCAAATACTTAACTCCAGTTTGTACCGCTTCATTATTTGTAGTCATTGAACGTAAACCAGCTCTAAGTGGTGATTGCCCATATAAGTGTGAGCCACTACCATCAAAGTATGGGTTAAAATCTTTTATATGGCAAATTTGATCAGCTGGAATTTTATATTGCCCATTGTATTCAATTTGATATTCTTTAACTGGTTGCATAATACCACCAGATACAATTTCAATTAATTGGCTAGGCATAACATACAATTCTTTGTATTTACCGGCACCATTGCCAGTTTCTGGAGCAATACCATAAATGTACCTGTTGCCAGTTAATTTACCAAATGCAATTAGCTCAGTAATCCATGATGCATAGGATTGAGCTGGGTTTGGTCGTTCCAATAATTTATGTAAATCAGTATCATATAATTCAACTAATGCTTTCTTTTTTAAATAATCAGCTTTGTGCATTACACTAGAATCTAGTGTGCCACTATTCATTGCCTTATATCTTTTATAGTCATT